TCTTTGGAACTGCCTTGGATTATGCTGCCAATCTCCGTGATGAAAATGCTTCTGTAATGCAATACAGAAACATGTCAATGTATCCAGAAATCGACAATGCAATTGATGAGATTGTAAATGCCTCTATTGTCCCCGGTACAGAGAGAAAGCCCGTAAAGCTAGATTTAAAAGATATTCCATTATCTGAACCAATTAAATTTAAAATATACAAAGAGTTTGATAGAATTTTGGATTTATTGGATTTCAATAATAAAAGTTATGAAATTTATAGAAGATGGTATATCGATTCCAAAATCTTCTATAGTTTGGTAATTGACAAGGATCTGCCAAATAGCGGAATCAAAGAAATACTTCCAATCGATCCTTTAAAGATTAAAAAAGTCCGCAAAGTCCATAAAGAAATGGATAATGTAAAAGGACAAAGTGTATCAGTAATCAAAAATATTGAAGAGTATTATTTGTATACTAATACAGATAAAGAATCATACATGATGACTGGACCCGGTGGATTGCATCTATCAATGGATAGCGTTGCATATGTCCCATCTGGTGTAGTTGATCTGAACACCAAGCGTGTCATTGGATATCTTCATAAAGCAATTCGTCCTTTGAACATGTTGAGACAACTAGAAGATTCTCTTCTAGTTTACAGAATTGCAAGAGCACCCGAAAGAAGAGTATTCTACGTAGACGTTGGTCAGCTTCCAAAGCAAAAAGCCGAACAATATATGCGTGATATGATGAGCCGTTTTAGAAATCGGGTCACATACAATCAAGCTACTGGTGAAATCCGTGATGAAAGAAACCATCTTTCTGTGTTGGAAGATTATTGGCTTCCCAGAAGAGAAGGTTCACGTGGTACGGAAATTACAACTTTGCCCGGATTGCAATCTACTTCACAAATTGAAGACGTTGAATACTTTAAAAAGAAGTTGTACAACTCGTTGAACGTTCCTGTTAGCCGTCTGGCTTCGGAGTCAACCGGGTTCAATATGGGTAGATCTGTAGAGATCACAAGAGAAGAAGTCAAGTTCTATAAGTTCATTGAACGCCTTCGCCATCAATTTACCAAATTGTTTTTGGACACCCTGCGCGTTCAACTATTGTTGAAGGGCGTAATGACCGATGATGACTGGAATCAGTTAAAGCATGAAATTAAATTTATCTACAATACAGATAATTATTTCTGGGATCTCAAAGAATCTGAAATTCTTGCCGAGCGTTTGAAGACCATATCCATGTTGCAGCCATATATCGGCCAATATTACTCATCTGATTACGTTCGCAGAAATATCTTGAAGCAGACAGAAGAAGAGATGCAATTGTTAGATCAACAAATGCAAGTTGATCGTCAACGAATGCAAGCCGAACAAATGGCCGCTATGGCTCAACAACAGGCTGCTCAAGGAGCAGGACAACCACCACAATGAAGAATTTAAACAAAACATTATTAAAAAATGGATTGATGGGATTGGCTGGCCTCAATGAAGGTCATTTTAAAGATAATGTTACCCATGCTCTTGCCTTTAAATTGAATGATTCAATAGATCAAATTTATAAAAAATCATCAAAGCGTATTTTACAGGGATATAGCAATACTCCTGAAACTTTAGAATTAAAAGAATTTGTTGATTTTATTGATAATTTTGAAGAAGGAAAATATCAATTTAAAAATAATAGTCTTCTAAATATTACTGAATCAGACATAAGCGCAATTAAAAATTTGTTTGAAGTATTGAGTGTGAAAAATAGAGAAAAAATGGTTGTAGAGATATTTCAAGACAGTGCAGCTTTCAAACACCATGTCGATTTTTACAACCAAAGCAAAGGATTACTAAATTGAAAAACCAAACTCGCCAAATTATCAAAAACGTCATTGAAGAAAACGTAGTTGCGTTTAAAGAAAATGCAGCAAAGGTGATGTATTCTAAAGTCGGACAAAAACTACAAGATCAATATAAAATTGTTGCACAGAATCTAATGAGACCAAAGCAATGAAATTAATTACCGAAATAACAGAAGACATCAAGTACATCAAAGAGAACGTTGGAAACGGTGAAAAGACCTATTTCATCGAAGGTATTTTCATGCAATCCGGCGTCAAGAACCGCAACGGACGCATTTATCCTCAGGGCACCCTATTGAAGGAGTGCAATCGTTACATCAATGAGTATGTTGAAAAAGGCCGTGCTCTTGGTGAACTAAACCATCCAACCGGACCAACTGTTAACCTTGACCGTGTATCTCACATTGTAAAGGAACTACACGAAGACGGTCAAAACATCTATGGTAAAGCCAAAGTTCTTGATACCCCAATGGGCAAGATTGTAAAGAATCTTATCGATGAAGGTGCACAACTTGGTGTATCCACCCGTGGTATGGGTTCTTTGAAGTCTAAGAATGGCTATCAAGAAGTTCAAGAAGACTTTATGTTAGCGGCCATCGACATCGTTGCTGATCCATCTGCTCCAAATGCCTTCGTTAATGGCATCATGGAAGGAAAAGAATGGATCTACGAAAATAATTCTTGGTCTGAACGCGAGACAGAAGCTGCTAAAAGATTGATTAAAAATTCCAGCGGACGTTCATTAGAAAAGAACATTGTCAAAATCTTTGAACAATATTTTAGGAATATCTGATGCACGGAGAATTAAACGAATCCATGCGAAATGAATTGATTCAGATTTTGAATCAAAATATTCGTTTGGAAGAAGCAACTGCTGCAGCGAATGCAAAAAAGAAAAAAGAAGACGATCAAGCTGGTACTGGCGACATGAGCCAAGAACCAGAAACCCCAACACATTCACCTGAAGAAATTTTGTTGGGAAATAAACCATCAAAAACTCCATATGGTACTCAATTGGGTCTTGGTGACGTTGCTGCAATTGCTGCTGGAGGAAAAGTAGCAGGAGCCGCCGGACAATTGCTTGGTGGCAAATTGGCACAAAAGGTCACTGATATGTTTGGTGGTAAACAAGCCAGTAAATTAGCTGGTACTGCAATTGGAGATTTTTTCTCTAAAGCAATGGCAGACGCTGAAACTTTGAGCGGTGCTCCCGGCCTTGAAGCTCAGATTGCAGATATTGCTCCACAACAAGTAAGACTTCGTTGGGAGGGTGCTGGAAATCCAGGATGGTTCAGACCTTTGATTCCCAAAACTTCCATCCAAAATGCTGAACCTAAAACATCTGACGAACAAGCTGCGGATGCTGAAGAACAATATTATAATTCACGAAGAAAGCGTATTGCTGACCTAGAACTGTCAAACAAGGAAAAGGCTTTAGGCTTACCTCCTTTACCCAAACCCTGAAAATAATTTTACACTAAATATTAAAAGATCAAGGATCAATCGAAATGCAAAAGAAAAATAACAAACTTTCACTCGTAGAAGCCGCAGTCCAAGCAATGGGCAAAGGCGTAGTTGACATGACCGGCAAGTCCGATATGGACATGTCTGGCAAAGGATCACAAATTCCAGCACCAGTAGTTGCTGGAGTTCCAGCTGCAATGGCTGGTATTGGTAAGCCAGGAGTCCCTGCTACCATGAGCGCCATGAGTGCACCAAAGATGGCTCCAGTACAAGATACTGAAGAAGAAGAAACCGAAGAGACCGAAGAAACCGAAGAAGGTGGCGAAAATGAGCCCGTAGAGACTGAAGAGTCTTTCAAGGCTGATTTCCACAATGCCTTGGTTTCCTTGCTCGGTGAAGATGTTTCTCCTTCTCTCGTCAATCAACTAGAAGCAGTATTTGAAGCTGCCGTAACTGATCGTGTAGAGAAGAACGTTGCCGCAATTTTGGTTGAACTTGATGAAGGCGTCAAGACCCACCTCAACACTGTCACCGAAACCCTCGTTGAGAAGGTTGACGATTACCTAGATTATGTTGTTGAAGAGTGGATGACCGAGAATGCCGTAGCAGTTGAACAAGGCATCAAGACTCAAATTGCCGAAAACTTCATCGGTGGTCTAAAGAATCTATTTGAGAATCACTACATCGACGTTCCTGCCGAGAAGTACAATGTTCTCGATGAACTTTATTCTCAAAACCGTGAACTAGAGACCCGTCTCAACGACAGCATCAATGAGAACATCAACCTCCGCAAGGAAGTTTCTCTCACTGAATGCGCAGGAATCTTTGTAGCTGAAACCAGAGATCTCGCCGATACTCAAGTTTCCAAGCTCCAAAATTTAATGGAAAACGTCAAGTTTGGCACTCCCGAAGAATATCGTGAGAAGCTTGTCGCCATCAAGGAAAATTACATGTCTGGATCAAAACCTGCCCCAACCCGTGTTGTTGATGCAGTTGATACATTCTCCAAGCCAGCAAACGTACCCGGAACTTTGGTTGAAGGTTACGCCAGCGCACTTGGTAGAATGAACAAGAAAGTATAAACACAAAATTTACTAAATAATTTTACTCAATAGGAGAGTACTTAACAATGCAATTTCAAGAAAATACACCTTACGACATTTTAACAGAAAAATGGAATCCCGTCCTAAATCATGACGCGCTTCCCACAATCAAAGATGATTACCGCAAGAAGGTTACCGCAGTTCTCTTAGAGAACCAAGAGCAAACTCTTCGTTCACAATATATGACCGAAGATATGAGTGGCGGCAATAACCTCGGTGGTCCAGCCACCTCAACTGGTTATAACACCGGTTCAGTCTCTGGTTATGACCCCGTTCTCATCAGCCTCGTTCGTCGCGCCATGCCAAATCTCATGGCATACGATATCTGCGGCGTTCAACCCATGACTGCCCCAACTGGCTTGATCTTTGCCATGCGTGCAAATTATCAAGGTAGCGGTTACGCCAATGCTTACTCTGGCGCAACCTACACCGAAGCTATGTTCCAAGAGCCACAACCATCCTTCGGTGGTTCAGGTTGGACTCTCGGTGCATTCGGTGCAGCAGGTGGTGGTGCAGGTCTCAGCGCTGGTTGGAACTATGCTGCAACTGGTGCAGTAGTCCCAGCCAACAACGCTGCTCTACAAGCCCTCCGTGGTATCCTAACCAATCAAGGTGAAGGTATCGGTAGCGGCTCTGGTGCAGGTGGTGCAGCTTACGCTAGCTGGAACCAAATGGCATTCAGCATCGACCGCGTTGCTGTGCAAGCAAAGACCCGTGCTCTAAGCAGCAACTACACTGTCGAACTCGCCCAAGATCTCAAGGCTGTTCACGGTCTCGATGCTGAAGCCGAGCTCGCTAACCTACTCAGCACCGAAATTCTTGCCGAAATCAACCGTGAAATCGTCAAGACCATTTACTACGTTGCTAAGTCTGGTTCACAACAACCCGACCTTGTAACTAAGGGCACCTACGATCTCGATGACGACTCAGACGGTCGTTGGTCTGCTGAACGCTTCCGTGGCCTCAGCTTCCAAATCGAGCGCGAGTGCAATGCAATCGCCAAGGAAACCCGCCGTGGTAAGGGCAACTTCATCATCTGCGATAGCGATACCGCAGCAGCCCTCGCCATGTCTGGCTTCATGAGCCTCAGCCCAGCAATTGCTCCTCAACTAAACGTTGATGACACCCAAGCAACCTTCGCTGGTCTACTCCAAGGCAAGATCAAGGTCTACATCGATCCATATTCACCACTCGGCTACAACTTCTTCGTTGCTGGCTATAAGGGTGAATCTGCTTACGATGCAGGTCTCTTCTACTGCCCATACGTTCCGCTACAAATGGTCCGCGCAGTCGATCCCAATACTTTCCAACCAAAGATCGCCTTCAAGACCCGTTACGGAGTAGTTGCTAACCCCTTCGTTATCAACACCACAACCAAGGCTCCTGATGCTGACAACCTAACTGCTGGCCTCAACCAGTACTACCGTCTCACCAACGTCAGAAACCTCCACGGCAACACCATCTAATAGGTGACCGTGTGTAAGACACACGAAGACCTCCCCAGAAATGGGGAGGTCTTTCTTTTTATAGATAAATAATTTTATGGCAGCACCAACAAACTGTTTTGATAACATCAATATTCTTTACAATAATCAATTCAAATTGGTTTTTGGAAGAGGAACCAATCAAATGGAATTGATGTGTCAGCGAGCAAATATTCCCGGTATTAAAGTAAACGAACAAACGCAGCCAACAACGCTCGGAACAACAATTCCCATTCCAACCATGGGAGTAAGTTATGAGCCTTTAACTATTGAATTTATTATTGATTCAGATCTTTCAAACTGGAAGAGTTTATATTCATGGATTCGCAATATTTCAAATATTGCCAATGATACCGAATATAATCTAGACTATCAAGATTGGCATTTTAAAGCCAGCCTTTATGTTTATGATCCATTGACAAAGTTTGCAACGGGT